CCGAGTAGACGTCCGGGAGAGAAATGTCGGCCGTGTCGACAACCGCCGCCAGAATATCGTCCGGCACCTTGGACAGCGTCCCCTCGATCCTCCAGCCGGAAACCCCTGGTGGCGTCACCCAGAAGGTCAGCGGATCCTTCTTGTCGTCGTAGATGACCGCCTTGACCGGGCTCGCCGCGGTTGCGCTGTACCAATCCTCGTTGACGGCGTCCTGGTCCTCGCGCGTGGCAAAGCGCAGCGCCTTCCCCGGCGTCGTCCCGTTGGCCCCCATGTTGCGCGTCACCGCCAGCAGGCGCGTGCGGTTCGCCGGCAGGCTCTGCTTCGCCCCGGTGACGAGGGTGATGTTCTCGGTTACCGAGCTTGAATCAGGCCGCACCAGCGCAATCGTGCGCTGGCCGTCGTTCAGCCAATCGAGCCAGTTGGCTGCGGTAGCGCCCGACTTCGCGATCCGCGAGTACGCCGCGTCGTTGTACTCTCTGCTACAAAGTTGAATTAACGTAATCGCTTTCATGGAGACTCCGCCATGTCAGCATTACGCGCTTTACTTTGCGCCCTCCGGTCGGCCTCGCGAATGAGGGTAAGTGCCTTCACCGAGCATTAGGCGCCTGCTGCAGACCGCGCCTGCTGCGGCAGCATGGGCCTGGTCTCTTGTTTCGCGACGGCCACTTCCTCGCCTTCCGGCGACGGCCGCATGAACACGGCGAGCTTCACCTCGTCGAGCAGCACGTCCTTTTTCTTGTCGGCGTCGAGATCCAGGCCGAGCTTCACCTTGGCGAACATGATCAGCTTGTCCTTGCCCATGCGTTCGAGCTCGTCCAGGGACAGGCTGCGCGGGTCCGGCATCGAGTCGAGCGACAGCGCGGACTTTGCGCTCTCCGCCCACACTTCCTCGAGATCGTTCCGGTTCGCCAGCGTTTCGGTCCAAACGAAAACTTCGTTCGTAGACCGCCGCACCAAGAACCTCGTGGCCTTCTTCGGAGTCATGCGCTCTCCTCGTTGTCAATCCCCGCCCGGATTCAACTCCGGGCGGGGTACTTCGTGCCCCGCTAGTCCCTGACCTTGCGCAGGTCCACCATCGGAACGAACAGGTGCGCCACGGCCACGTCGACGCTCGCGCTGTCCACGACCATGTCGATCGTGTCGTCGGCGGTGTAGAGCTTGCCGCCGGCCGTCGCGAGCGAATAGGTGGTCGTGATGAGCGAGCTCGACCAGCCGACGACGTTCAGATCGCCGTTGCTGATAAACCCCGCGGCGGTGGCGCCGTCGCCGATGTCGGCGGTGGCTACAGCGCCTTCCGCCGTCACGACCTGCAGCGCCGTCATGGGCACCCAGGTTCCGGCCTTGACGCCGACCAGCTCCAGCACGTCGGTCGCACCGATCGCTGCCGAGCCGGCGGCGACGCGCGCCGCTGCGATGGCGGCGAAGTCGACCTGCACTTCGACCACGCAGAAGCCCATGCCGTTGTAGGTCGGGCCGGTGGCGGTTCCCCCGATGATGCCGCCCTTGTAGTTGTACGTCGCCCACGGCACGGAGGCGCGCATGAGCTGCACGGCCAGCGGCCGGAAGATGGGCATGAGGATCGCCCCGAGCGCCCGGCTGATGATGTTCTGTTTCATTGTCCTTTTCCTTCTAAGCGGGGGGCCAGGCTGCGCCCCCCTTGGGTTTCAGGTTAGCCCTTGCGGACGTAGAGGTCGCCGATGCTCTCGGTCTTGATCACCTCGTAGCCGTAGACGTTGAGGCCGCGCACCAGCCAGCCGAAGGTGGACTCCGCTTTGAGCGTGTCCATTTCGGTCATCTGCGAAGCGAACGTCAGGCCCGACTTGTGGCCGAACACCACGTGGTAGACGGTGAAGGATCCGTCCGTCACCGACGCGACGTTGTTGCTGGTGAAGATCTCCCACCGGTCGATCTCGCCGATGCGCCCGTTGCGCAGGATCGACTTGCCATCGCCGGTGACGCTCGCGTTCTTCAGGTCGCTGTTCACCAGGAGGTAGCGCATCCACGCCGGGATCACCATCCACCGGCCGGTTTCCGGCCAGTTCTGCTCGTCGGCAACCGCCGAGCACCTGGTGATCACGTCGATCACGTTGGCTGAGGTCAGCACCAGCGGGGCGCCGGTCGCGCCGAGGTCGAACGAGGAGGACTTCCGGCCGGCGGTCGCGCCCTTGTTCTGGGCGTGGGCGTCGGCGTAGATGTCGGCCAGGATCGAAACGTCGACCTTGATCTTCATCTGCTCGCCCGCGTCGCCGCTCCAATCGTCCATCAGCTTCAGGTCGCTCTGGAACCTGTCGATGCTGTCGACGATGAAGTTGAAATACTTCGCCTTGTCGATGTTCAGCGTGACGTTCGGGCTTTCGGGACGCTGGATCTGCAGCGTGCCGCCCTTCTGGTAGTCCCGGATCTCGATGGTGGGCACGGTCCGAATGTTGACCTTGTCGCCCATCTGCGTGATCTCGCCCTCGTAGTCGGTGTTGGCGATCGCGCCGAACACGGTGGCGTCATAGAACTTCTCGACCAGCTTTCCCGACCATACCTCGGGGATGAACGTCCCCGAATAGGTCGGATGCCCGGCGGCTACAGTCACGCCCACCGCGCAGATCGTTTCCAGCGCGCGCGCCTCGAAGGGCGCGAGCAGCAGGGTGAGGCATAGGATGAGGAAGTTACGCATTTTTTTCTCCAGCCGCCTGTCAGCGGTGCCGGTGGGACAGTCTCAGCCGTCCCTGACGCGGCCCTCCTTCTGGGCGGCAAATACATCGCTTTCGATAACACGCGCCTCCGTTTCCTTCCCGTACAGATCCCCGCCCGGCTGCTTGCGCCGGTAGAACGCCTTGATCTCCGAACGGACCCAAATCTTTTTGCCGTCGGCAGTCTTGGCGCCGCTCGGATCGCTTGCGCCGCCCGGTGCGGGCTCGGCTCGCGCGTCGAGGGGGTTGGGTGGGGACGGTGGCGCCCCGATTTCGCGTCCTTCCTTGAAGGCGGTAAAAACTTCCACCAGGCGATGACCTTGCAGGCCGGCCTCGGCGCGTTTCAGCAGGTCGTACCGCGTCCGCTTCGTCGCCGGGTCCAGCTCTCGCAACCAGGCCCCGAACTTGGGCTGGTCGTTGATGGTTTCCCAATCCGGGACGCGGTCGTCGAGGAGTCCGAAACATTGCTCCTCGGTCATGCGCCTGAATTGATCCACCTGATCCTGCAGAGGCTTGAGGCTGGTCGCCATCATCGCTGACACGACTTCGCTCGCGATCTTGGCCGTGGTCTTGACCACGTCCGCCCCGAGAAGGCGACGTTCTTCTTCGCTGATCCCGGTGACCTCGAAATCGTCGAGCTTTCGCTTCAGCAGCGCTTCGGCGTCTTTTTTCTCGTCCTCGAGCTTCTTGATCTTCGCTTTGGCTTCTCGCAGATCGGCCGCGGCCCTGGGAACTTCGGCGTTGTACTTGCCTTCGAGGGCTTTGAGCGCCTCGGTCGCCTTGGTCAGCTCCGCTTGGGTATCGCTGAGCGTCTTCTGCTGGTCGGGTGCGGCCGGCTCTACGACGGCAACAACAGCCGGTTTCACTCCCGCCCGAGCGTCGGCCGCGGCGCGCAGATGCGCGTCGGCTTCCGCTGCTTTCCTTACTACCGCTTGTGGAAGGGCCATGTTCTCCTCGTCATCAGGCCGGTGGGCTCACGGGTATCTCTTTCGAGGCCCGCCCACGTCGGTGTCCGATTCGCCTCATCCGGCCCGTTTCCGGGTGTCGGACAAGACACCAATGCTCGCCGTGTTGCTGCCTTGCAGATGCCCGATGATCTCGGCGAGCGCGAGCGCGGCGCCCTGCCCCATGCGGAGCTGGACGCCTTCGACCAGCGGGCGGTTCTTTACGTCCCGGTCGGCCTGCGCCTTCTCGAGCCAGTCGAGGAAGCGCTTTCCGTCCGGGTCCATCCGCAGGCGCCGAAGCGCCGCGGCGGTCAGATCGTCAGGTTGAACCAGCAGGCCCATCAGTACACGTACCCGATCGGGCTTGCGTCGGCGGTGAAGCCGGTCGGCACAGCGATCGTCGGAATGGTGCCGAAGGTGCCGGTGGCGGTCTTCGAACGACGCAGGTAAGTGCTGGCCGCGATGCGCCGCGTGGTCGCCGTGGTGCCGTTGCACTGCAGGCCCAGGTAGTACACGCCGTCGTTTTCCAGCACGAGCGGCCGGGTGAGCGCGATCTCCTGAAAGGCGTTGGCGCCCGCCGAAACCACGCCGGCCAGCGCCGAGGTCGCCAGCGGCTTGCCGAACCTGTTGAACAGCGCCACGATCAGGTTATCGGTGCCCACGGTGACGCCGTTCAGCACGCCGATGCCGGTGACGAGCTTCGTGCGCGGCAGAAAGATCTCGCCCATGTAGACCGTGCCGGCGACGTGCACG